GGCGGCCGGCTCGCGCCGAGCCGCCGATACGGCAGGTAGCTGTCGGGATTGTTGGGCTGGCGGAACATCGGGCAGACCTGGCAGACGGTGGGCGGCGCATCGGAGTTCACGACCGCCCGGAACGCCCGGTAGCGCGGTCCTGTCCATATCTCCTCCATCGATGCCTCGTTGAGGTTGCCGATCTTGGTCTTGGGCATGCAGCACACTTGGACGTCGCCGTTGCCAAGCACCACCGCCGACGTCCAGGGCGCCTCACACCACCGTTTGGATGCGCTGGTCGCCGGCGCGATCGCCTCGAACGAACCCTGCATGTGAACGCGCACGCCCAACTCGGCCGCTAGAGCTTGGACCCGCCCCTGCGCCGCGTTGTGCCGTGGCTGGTCGTGCCACAGGGACTCGGCGTCGAGATCGGGCGTGTAGACCTCCAGATGCCTCGACCAGATCACCCCTATGCCGAGTTCGGCGGCGAGCCGTACGAAGTCCTCCCACTGGTCCACAGTGCTGCGCATGATCGTGAAGCTCAGCGACAGGCGAACGCGGTCCTTGGCTCCGGCTGCATCGCGCGCCGCCACCAATGCGCGGACGTTCTGAAGGACGTCGGCAAGCGGGGGCGCACCCTTGCGGATCCAGCGGTAGGTGTCGGGGTCGGGCGTATCCAACGAGACATTCAGGGCATGAACGCGCGATTCCATCAGACGCCGGCTGACCTCTGGCGTCAGGTAGGCGCCGTTCGTGTCTATCGACAGCGGCACACCCAACCCGAACAGGAAGTCGAGCTCCCCGCCGAAGCGCGCCTCGGCCCACAGGAGGTCGCCGCTGTAGTCGGTGGTGATGCTTTCGACGTGGCCCTCGCGGCACCAGCGGGCAATCTCGTCCTTCACACTGCCGGCAAGTCGTGAGACGGTCTTGCGCGTGTCGCGGGAGATGCAGTGGACGCAGTTGAGATTACACTGCGTGATGGGGCTGTAGAGGAGATGGCGGGGCACGGGTGTCGGCGCGAGCGCCGGAGCATAGCCCGCGGTGGCGAGCAGGCCGAAGCCGCCAAGCGACGCTGTGCCCCGAAAGCCGGCGACGTGGCCGGCGATGCGCTCGCCGGCATCGCTCAGCCACACCGTCGGGGCGTGGCCTGGTTCGGCCTCGCTCGACACGGCGACGGCATAGGTCCGCCCGACCGAACCTTCGATCGGGGCGAAGCACAGGTCCATCGGCATGTTGTCGAGAAGCGTAGCGCCGGCATGGGTCGCGGACGCGATCGGTACGAAGCCGCTGAGATCCGGCACGCTGTCACGATCACCGATCACCGATCGCCTCTTCGCCGAGATCGTAGAGGCTGATGGTCAGCGCACCGGGCCGGGCGCCGCAGTAGGTGCCGACCAACGGGCCGACCATAGCGAGATGCGAGCGATCGGCTTGGAACAGCTGGACGATCGGTTCGCCGGGGCCGATGTCGCCCGCCGGTATCGTTGCCTTGCCTTGCCCCTCGCGCCGCACACCCTGTGCGGGCGGCGTAGCGGTACGGGCACACGGGCGTCTAGAGGCGTTGGTGTGAACGATCGGCTTCTTTTGCCGGACAGCGAACAAGGTGCGTCCGGCGACACGACGTTTTCAGCTCAACGGATCCACTCCTGCTACAACCTCCTCCTCTTTCGGCGTGCTATCTAGATCGTCATAATCTTCGATCGTTCCGTGAACTTCAATTAGCTTGCGGGAAACAATTCTCGCCAAACGGGCATCAACGATTGAGTATTCGTTTTGAGGCTTTCCGCCCGCTTCGCCTTCGGCGGCTCTAGGGACCATCGGCGGCTTGGCGCCATTCCCCAACAGGCGAGCTCGCGAGGCGTCGATCGACGACGCATGCAACTTCGGCCAACGGAATGGGGGCGAACGCATCGTCGCCCAGCACGTGGCGACGTAGGCGGCCATCTGCGATCCGGCCGGCTTTTTCGGAGCGTGCCATGCGAACCGCTGTGTATTGCTCGACGGCGGAGCGGACGGTTTGAGCACCGTTTTCCGCTTCCGAGCCGGCTCGGGCTTCGATCGCAGCCGTCTGTCGACGGCTCCAGTCCAAAGCGGCGGCGACAGCCGCGCGGTAGGTCATGGCACCGGCTGGCGCACCGTCATCGTCGGCATCGCCTAGGCGCTCTTCCAACCGCTCCCCGTCGACGACGAGCTTCGCGACCCAAGCGCCGGCTTCCCTCGCGCTCGTGCGGTAGCCGAGCGATACGCCGCCACGCCCCCACTGACGCCGAGCCAGTACGGGTTCTTACGAGCTGGAAGACGGGCCCACCTCGACGGCGTGTCGATCTCGTTCTTGGGAGCGGCCGGCATCAGATCTCTTACACAACGTCCCACACTGATGTGTGGGACGTGCATGATGGCTATAAGAGTAAACCGGCCGCAACCCCTGCGTTATAGGCGTTATCCGCATCAGATAACGCCCCTTATCGGCCTCAGTAGGGGCAGGTGTTGTCGGTCGTGTAGTTGTGGACCTTGATCGCACCGGCCACGATATCGGCCTTGGCCTTCTCGACGGCGGCGGTCATCTCGGGGGTCAGAAGCGAGCGGTTGTTGTCGTCCACGGCGTAGCCGACGCCGTCCTCCTTGAGGCCGAGCGTCTGCGTGCCGGACGTCCACTTGTCACCCGCCGCATCCGCGAAGGCCTGGTAGACGGCATTGTCGACGCGCTTCACCATCGAGGTGAGGACGTGGCCGGGATGGAGCATGTTCTGGTTGGAATCGACGCCGATGCCGAACTTGCCGGCGTCCGCCGCCGCCTGCAGCACGCCGACGCCGGTCGCGCCGGCCGCGTGGAAGATCACGTCCGCGCCCTGGTCGATCTGCGAGCGGGCGAGCTCGCCGCCACGCACCGGGTCGTTCCAGGCGGCGGCCGTCGTGCCGGTCATGTTCTCGAGATACTTGGCATCCTTCTTGGCCGCCATCACGCCGCCCTTGTAGCCGCAGGCGAAGTTGCGGATCAGCGGGATATCCATGCCGCCCACGAAGCCCACCGTACCGGACTGCGACTTCAGCCCGGCCAGCATGCCGACGAGGTAGGAACCCTCCTCCTCGCGGAACAGGATGGAGCGCACGTTGTCGCCCTTGGCGACCGTGTCGATGATGGCGAACTGGAGCTTGGGATAGTCCTTCGAGACGGCCTCGACCGCGGCCTGCTGGGCAAAGCCCACGGCGATGATCGGCGTGTTTCCGTCGCGCGCGAAGCGGCGCAGCACCTGCTCGCGCTGCGACTCGTTCTGGATCTCGAACTCGCGATAGGCGGTGCCCGTCTCGGCCTTGAAGCGCTCGGCGCCGTTGAAGGCCGACTCGTTGAAGGACTTGTCGAACTTTCCGCCGAGGTCGAAGATGACGGCGGGCTTGATCTCGGCAGCCTGGGCGTGGGCCCCGGCCAGGGAAGCGCTGGCGGCCAGAAGAGCGGCAAGAAGGTGCTTCATGAGGTCGTCGAGGGTCCTGTGAGTTGACACGAGGGGCGAGTGAGGTCCGCCGGTCGAGGCACGGTTCCGGCGAAGCTTGCCGCAAACTGGCACGGCTCGCGGGCGGGCGCACCAAAAAACGTGGCGATGTCGCTCGATCCGGTCTCGAAGCGCGTTATTCGGCCTTTCCACGGCGTGGAGAATAGGCATGCCGTCCACGCCCCTGCGGGCGGCCGAGCGCGATCAGAACAAGACCGGCCAAGCCCGCGACCACGGAGGCCGGCTGCAGGCCGACCACGGCACGAAGCGGAGCCGTATCGCCCCCTCCCCCGAACACACCGGATGCAGCCGGTCCGGGCTGGCTCAGTTCCGCGTCCCCGGCGGGCAGGGCCATGGCGAGCGCGTCGTCGATCGAGAGAAGCATGACGCGATCGGCTGCGATCGAGCGGGCAACGTCGCCAACCGCCAAAACGACGCCGGCGGCCAGCACGAAACAGCCCAGGAGACGTAGCGCCCAGGCGACCAGTCGCATGACGGTTCTCCATGTGCTTGGATGCCGAGGCGAAAGCCGACGGCGAAACGAGCCTTGCGCAAGGCCTGAACCATCATAGGCGTGGCGCGGCGCGATGCAAAGGTCGATCGCATCGGGGTTGTGCGCATCAGGAAAGCAGGCCGCCCTGCCTCGAGACATGTCCGTAGTCGAACGAAATGGCTTGCCTTGATCGATCCACCGATGCTAGTGCCCCCCGACCCGGACGCGGCCCGCCGCGCACCGGCGCCGCGTATCGCGCGGATCTGGAGGGGTGGCCGAGCGGTTGAAGGCGCACGCCTGGAAAGTGTGTATACGGGAAACCGTATCGGGGGTTCGAATCCCCCTCCCTCCGCCATCCTTTGCGATAGTTAATCCGTAGCAAGTACTTGTAATCGCTAGCGAAACCGCCTCGGAAGCGAAACTCCCTGCACCACATCCCACTGTTTTTGCTGCACATTCTGCTGCACAAAGTGCTGCACATGACAGCGAGGCGCGGCGATGAAAGCGGTGAAGCTCATAAGGCGTGGGGACCTTTTTCACCTTCGACGCCGAGTCCCCCTGCGCTTCAAGCCGGTCGAACCGCGCGAGTTCGTTTGGATTAGCCTGCGCACCGATTCCGAGTCCCACGCGCGCCAGAAGGCGGAGGCATCGTGGTCGCATATGGTCGAGGCGTGGGAAGCGCGGTTGGCCGGCGACACCGACGATGCTGAGCGTCGGTTCGAGGCGGCACGTCAACTCGCGGAGGCACGGGGTTTCCGCTACCTCCCAGCCGTCCAGGTCGCCAAGCTGCCCGATCAAGAGTTCTACGCCCGCATGAAGCATGTCCTCGCCACAAAAGGCGATCCGCTCGAAGCCGATGCGGTCCTCGGCGGTGCGAAGGAGCCGGGGATCACCGTGTCGCGCGCCCTGGAGCTTTTCTGGGACCTCGCCGCCGATCGGACCATCGGCAAGAGCGACGACCAAATCCGCCGCTGGAAGAACCCCCGTATCAAGGCCAGCGACAACTTCGTCCGCGTCGTCGGCGATCGGGAACTTGCGGCCATCACGGCGGACGATATGATCGACTTCCGGCAATGGTGGTCGAAGCGACTGGCTAAGGAAGGGCTTACGCCCGGTAGCGCGAACAAGGACTTCACGCACCTCGCCGACGTTTGGAAGACGGTCGTCAAGCTCAAGCGGTTGGGAATCGCCCTCCCCCTGTCCGACCTCATGTTCAAAGAAGGTGAGAAGGCCGAGCGCCCGCCCTTCTCGGATCACTGGATCAAGACACGGCTTCTCGCCCCGGGCGCGCTCGACGGGCTGAACCTGGAGGCCCGGTGCATTCTCCTGGCGATGGTCAACACGGGATGCCGGCCGAGCGAACTGGCGAGCCTCCTGCCCGAGCATATCCACCTCAATGCGCCCGTCCCGCATATCTCGATCGAGGCAGATGGCCGGCAGTTGAAGAACGCGGCTTCTCGTCGCGTAATGCCGCTCGTGGGCGTCAGCCTCGCGGGAATGAAAGAGTGCCCGAAGGGTTTTCCGACCTACCGCTTCCGGGACAAGGTGTCCGACACCGTGAACAAGTTCCTGCGGGAAAACGGGCTCATGGAGTCCCCCACTCATGTGCTCTACAGCCTGCGGCATTCCTTCGAGGACCGGCTTCTCGCGGCCGGCGTTGACGAGCGTATTCGGCGCGACTTGTTCGGCCACACGCTGAATCGGGAACGCTATGGGAAGGGGGCAACGCTGGAGCATAAGCAGAAGGTGATTCAGGCCATCGCCTTCTGAGCCGCGATCAGGGCGCGGGCTCGGGCAATCGGATCGTTGGCCTCGTGCGCGCCGACCATGGCGTCCAGGCGCTCGAAAATGGGCAGGTATGCCGGTTCACGAGCAACGAGGTCGGCAACGGTGCTACGCATTTCGTGCAGTTCGGCAATGGACGCTATCGCGCCGGCAGTTCCGCAAAACCGCCGGCTGCGCGTGGAGTCGTTGACGACGAGAGACATGCGTCGTTCTCAATGTCGGGGACTCCTTTGGTCCGGCGTTGCGGGATGGGTTAGGCGACGAAGCCGTTGAGGCGGACTTCCGCTTCGCCGGACGGGTTGGCGGCGGGCTTCACAGCGACGCCGATGCGGGTGCCGGCCGTCGTGGTGACGAGACCCGCGTCGTTAAGGAAAAGTTCGTCCCCGATCTCGACGGCATCCGTGCTGACCTTCGGCAAGATGAAAACGCCGGTCGTCACGAGGTCGAGCGGTTCGCCCTCCAGCGCGTCGCCAGCCGCAATGCCGAACAAGCTCCCGATCAGGACGGGATCGCCGGACAGGGTGGCGACGGGAGCGGGAACGGTGATGTTCTCGCCCTTCTGGACGTAGTTCTTCATGGCTAGTGCCCTTTCGTGTTGGCGGCGGGCTTGATCCAGCCGGCCCAGAGGTAGTCGTCGGCGTCGTCTTCGGTCAGGCCCGAGGCCGGGAACACGTCACCGGGTTGAGCCTCCACCAGTTCGGACGAACGGTGGTTGCCGATCACCACCACGACCGGCCGAACCGCGACGTAGTGGGTGAGTGCTTGCGCCATGTCAGAGACCTTTCGAGGTTGAGAAGCGGATGGTGGATGCCGGCCGCCGGGTAGCGTCGGCGATCATGCGGTCGGCGGCGGCGATGGCGCGGGCCATCTCCGCGTCGCTGGCGTAGCGGATGCGCTCGCCGTTCTGGTCCTGGATTTCCCGGATGCCGGAGAGGCGAGCTTCCACAAGCTCGTCCCGCCAGCGAAGAAGCCGTTCACGTTCGATGGGAATGTGCGGCTGGAGAAGGCGCATCATTACTCCCCGGCGTTGAACTGCGCGCCGCGCCAGTCGAGCCAAGCGCAACCGAAGTCGAGCCAAGCGCGGAACTTCGCGCCCAGCACGTCCCAGGCTTCCGCGCGCTGAATCTGGATGCCGGGGGCCGACGCCAGATACCCGAACTGAAGGCAGGGCAGACGCGCGGGATCGGCGAAGACATACCAGCGGCCGTCCTCGATCCGGGGCTCCACGAGAAGCTGGAGCTTGCCGGCGAACGGGTTCACATCGGCGATCGTCGAGGCCGACAGTTCCGCCAGCATGGCCTCCGCCTCGGTTTCCCGCTCCGGCCCGACCAGGAGGTACTTCGGCGTCGCCGAGATGAGCGTGCGACCGTCCAGCCCCTTGCGGCCCCGCATCGCGCGGCGGGCCTCATTGAGCGACGGGACCGTGATGCCAGCCGTCGAGCCATCGGTCGGGATGGTGCCGATATTACCGCGCGACGCGTGGAACACAGCTTTGCCATCCGACAGCTTCGGGTTGCCCGTCAGCGTACCGAACAGAAGGTCGGCTTCCGTCTGCGCAGCGGCCTCGCCGAACGCGGCATTCATGTCACCCAGAAGGTTCAGGTCGTCATCGATCAGAAGCTTGCGGGAAACATTGATGGCGCGGCCGTAGGTGTCGAGCGCGAAGCCTTCACCATTCTCGGCGCGGGTCGTGTTGCGAAACTCGCCCGACTCCGTCAGCGGCTCGAGACGGCCAAGCTCGCCAAGACGGATCGCCGTGGACTGCTTGAAGTTCGAGAGGTTGCGCTGCTTGCACAGGAGACGCAGGGGCGACTCGGCCGCCTTGTAAGCTTCCTGCGCGACCTTCCCCATGGCGTTAGACACCAGCAAAGGGAAGTCCGACGTAGTGTGGGTGCCGGCGCGCACGAACACGTCGTCGGCCGCCATGCCGCGCGTTGAAACGCCGGCCGCCTGAAGCGAATCCGTCGCGTGATCCAGGAGACGATGGCCCATGAACGGCCGCGCTGCTTCGGAGGGCGTCGAGCCGTCCATCCGGCACGCCAGGGCTTCCGTGCGGGCGGCCCGCGTGTCATCCGGGCTGGGGCCGGCCGACTGCACACGGATGCGCGTCGAGGCGGAACGCTGGCGGCGGTCACCCAGCGCACGGGTGCGCATAGCCTCGCGAGCTTCCGCCACGGTCGCGCCGGCCGTGATTTGTTCCTCGGCGGCGGACGGCGGCAGGTCAAAGTTGACGCCCATGGACCGGATGGCAGTTTGGTCCGCCTCCAGCATCACGTCGAGCGTGTCGAGTTCATCGTCCATTGCTGCACTCCTTTTGCGGGCGTTGGGATCGGCCGGTATGGCCACGATTGAGACTTCCTGGATGGTCCAGGAGGTCGCGGTGCGGACGCGCTCGCCCGCGTTGGATTTGGACTCGCGCCACTGGAGGACGCGGTAGCCGATGGAAAAAGCCCGCAACGAACCGTCCTTCACGCGCTCCACGAGCGGCGTCACGTCAGCGGCGGCCGAGAAGCGAAGGGACGCGGTGATGCCGTCCGCCTCACGGGCGAAGGCGTAGGCGCGGCCGATGGTGGCACGGGCGGATCGCTGGTTGTGCGCGTCCAGGAACGGCACGTCGAGGTCGTCGGAGAGTTGCGCCCCGGCAGGGTCCAGAACCTCCAGGAACAGGCCGCGTGAGTCCTGCCGACGCACCGGATAAGCGGTCGCCACAATGGCGCGGATCGCGTAGGCCCCGTCGTCGAAGGCGCCGGTCGCCTGCGCTGCACGATGCAGCATGGGCGGAAGTGGTCCGGTGATCGCGCCGGGCTCGATGCTCACGTCGTCACGCTGGCGGCGAGGCTCAGGAGCGGCGTTCTTCCGCTCGAAGGGGCGAGGACGCGGGCTCATTCGGCGGGCTCCGGCTTGTCAGGCTTGGCCGGCGCAGCGAAGGACAAGCCCAGGCGGGCTTCACGCGCGCGGTCGGCGGCAATCTCGGCGTCCAAGCGTTCGATGCTGTAGCCCAGGGCTGCAACCGCTTGCCGACGCGACATGAGGCCGGCCGCCATCATCTCGCGCGTCGCCTCGGCATCCTTAAGCGGGTCCACCCACGGCTGGGCCGGGGGCAACCACTCACATCGGAAGCCGTCGCGCGGGTCGTCCAGGTCGAGGTCGCCCAGAAGCACGGCCGTGAAGATGAACCGCTCCCAGACGGGCCGGCAAAGCTGGGGGATGATCGTATGGAACTGCACAGCCTCAAGTCGCTGACGGAAGCTGACGAGCGCGGCGCGCAGGCTCGAATAGTTCGCCTGCCGGAGGTCGCCCGACAGGAGATGGGCCGGCACACCCAGGCCGGCAGCAATAGCCTCAAGCGTCAGGCGGGCGGTCTCGACAGCTTGGTTTGCGGCCTGGGGCGTGCTCCAGCGCACGTCGTAGCCGCTTGGCAGAAACTGGAGCGTGCCGGGCTGCAAGCCGGTCTCAAGGATGTTGCCCGTCTGGTCGCCGTCGAACAGGTTGCCGCCGGCCGTGCCATTCACGTCCGTCACAAGGCCGACAAACATGGCCTGGACTTGCGCGTTCATCACGAGGGCGTCGGACAGCTTGTCGAACTCGGTGGCGGTCAGAAGCACGGGCGCGAGCCACGACAGGCCGCGCACCTGTCCGGCGGCGAGCGGCCGAAACAGATGGATCACGTCTTCGGCGGGGACACGCTGGGCAGGGGCCGCGCTGCCGGCGAAGGCATCGGTCGGCCGGTGCGGCAGAAACCAATAGGCAACACGGCGGCCATCCGCGTCGAACTCGACGCCGTTGACGATGTAACCGCCGGCCGTGGTGCGGGTAAGGGACTCGTCACATAGCTCGGCGGGTAGCACTTGCAGGGTCAGCCGGTCGTCGGCGTCGTGCCGCATGAGCACGAAGGACTCCCCGTCCACGACCATCGCCTGCACGGCCGCTGCCTGGAGCCCGTAGCCATCCGTTCGGCCGTCGTGGTCGAGGTCGACATTCAAGGCGTCGAACAGGGTTGCGAGGCGAGCGCGTTTGTCGGCGTCGTTGTGTTGCGAGGTCGGGGTGATGCCTGCCCCCACGAGGCCTGTTACGAGGGCCGCGACGCCGTTGGAGATGTAGGGATGATTGGCGTGGGCATGGCGGGCGCGCGAGCGCACCGTAGCCGTCGCCGCCGCCACTTCCGTCGAGGTCCGGCCGAACTGCGGCGTGCCGCCCCAACGCCGTCCGCCGCCCGCCGCCTCGAAACGACGGACGGCCGGCGCGCGGCGTTCGGCGCGGTTCAGGAAGCCAAGCAAGGACGGCAAACGGGCGGCCATCTTTACGCCGCGTCGTCCGCGAGATACATGCGCAGCCACGTCGAGGCCGGCACTTCGATGCGCGCCAGTTCCAAGGTGAATGCGTCGCGCCACGCCTTCGCGATACGTTTGGCCTCAGGGGCTTCGGCGTCGCCTTCAATCACGAGCCGGACCTTACGAGACGCCACAGCGCTGGACTCCACCCAACGCAACTCCACCAGAAGCATGACGGACTTGCCGGCGCGGGTCGCCGCGATGGCGCGTTCGATAGGCGGCTCTTTCTCCCCGGTCAGGTGATCGGCGCGAAGGAGCGCTTGCGACACTTCCCGAAGCCCGCGTGCGTCCACGGCCATGTCGGCGAGTGGCACGAGAAGGACGGCCGTTGCGGCGGCGTCGTCGTCAAGCTGGATCGTCCCACGAGCGTCGTCCGGGTCCACGGTTCCAGGGACGATCTCCCGCGTCACGATGTTGCGGAAGGTGCGGTGAAGGCGCTGCTTGGCGTCCTCGTCGAGGCCCAGGTGACGGCAGATTCTGTTGGCAAGTTTGACGGACGTTGTGGGCATGGCGTGATCCTCTGAGGTCAGCCATGTCGTTATACCGTTGCAATCTCGACTCGTCGAGTCGTGTTGACGCAATGCGTCAATCTATGAGATGGCGTCGCCGTCCGGTTCTTCTTTCCAGAGTTCGTGCCGGGCAGCCGGGGATCGACGAACGCCCCCGAACAGTCCCGGCGGCCTGACTCGTCCTCGGCCGCCGGGGCTTCTCTTCTCAAAAAGCATTAGGAGCCGTCATGTCGACGAGCGAGAAGCTCACCGCGCTTGCAAAGATGAAATACGACGGTCAACAGATGCTCTATGAAGGCGCCGCGAAGGGATGGCCGATCGCTTTAACGCTTCTACTCGTGCGCATGGAAATGCAACACCGGGGACTGGTCGTTCCGGACGACCTAACGGCTTGGCTCTGGGACGGGCGAACGTCCGACCGGACGATCACGAACTTATCGAGTCCCACCGGTTCGTAATGTCGTATTGAAGCTAATCGGTACGGGAGACGGGTGCGATGAACAGTTCTGTTTGCGCACCTCCCCTGAGAGTCTGGGCTTGGGGCTGAGTATCTTTGGTCTCTAACAGCCCTCGCTGACTGAACGCGGCGATCGCCTCAACTACGTCAACAACGGGGAACTCCCTTCGCTCAGTTAAGATGCGAGCAACTTCACGCTCAACCGGCCCGGGAAGCATCACCTCTTTAGGAATTCGAGCATCAGCGTCTATAAACGCCTGCACTACGCGCCACCCTTCGTAAAACATCTGCATGAAGTCACCGTCGTGATGGAGAGGGCAGATGACGAGATTTTTACCGTCGTCCTTCCGAACTGCATCACTACGACCAGACCGTGTCGGAACGATTCCGATTCGAAGACCTTCGGCACCCTCTAAGTGGTTGGGATTGATCTTCACTGAAGTCGCAGCCCAACGGTCGCTTGAACCCAATCCTATAAAGAGATCGGTCTTCCAAAGACCACGTATCGAATGTGGTAGGGCTGGCCGAGTTCGACGATTTCTAAAGGCGCCAGCAATTGTGTTAAGATGCTTCTTCAGCTTCACGGGTCGACCGCGCTTGCCATACATAAGATGAGAGTCTTCGGTCAGAACATCGTCCGCAGTTGCAATAAGCTGCTGCGCACCTGACTTCTCTAGTCCAAACAATATCGATTGCGGGTCGCTTCCAGGAATATTGCAAAGCTTCGCCGCATCAAGAATTCGCTCATGCACCCGGGCGTCTCCCTGATTCATGGCTTCATGAACTGCGTACTCAAAACATATACCGCAGTCACCATCACCCTGACGATACAGCCTTGGAAGCATCTTGAGCTTAACTTGTTCGTATCCCCCCACTTCGGCCACAACATCAGCCTTCAGGGCATACAGGACGCCCTTCAAGATTGGTCTGACAACAGCCGTGAGCGCCAATACCTCATCTTCCACCGGATTAACTTGGTGCTCTTCCTGAACCCGCATGCGCCCAACACCCCTCATGTGTCACATTCTCCGAGAAAGTTTCTACTTGAGGTTTCAGCTTCCGACTAGACGGACACGCTAATCGGCGCGTGGAAGCGAGATATTGTCTACCGGCAATCAGCGACCGTCCAGCCATGTCGAACGCACTACGGACGGGCGCCTGGTCAGCATAACGGGCGTCGCCATCTCTTCGGTCCTCCGCTCCAGGTCGAACGACAGAAGCCGTCGAGCCGCGAAGGCGTAGACAAGACAGTCCAGTGCTTCCACCCGCCGGCCGGGAATGCGCTCGAACGCCCGGACGGGGTGGCCCCGCACGTAGCGCACGATCCGGCGCTCGCCGGCCAGTTGCTCGAACCATGTCTCGGACAGCCCACGAGAGAAGCGGATGGTGTGGCCGGCCGCCAATCGGTTCACCAGTTCATTCTTGATCGCGTCCACGCCCACCAGCATCAGCCGGATATCGCGCGCCTTCGACGGCTCGACGGCCTTGCGCTGGAAACCGGCCACGCCCTTGCCCGCGAACACCCGCCGGCCGGTGCGCGGCTTGCAGAAGCCATACACCGCATCAGTGTGACCGCCGGAGCCGGAGTCGACGATCGCGGCATCCACGCGCAGGAGGCCGCCGTTCGGATGCCGCCAGGACCGTTTCAGGAGGTCATCGACCTCGACCCACGTGTCGCCGTCCAGGGGCGAGCCCCATACGACCTCATGCTCCAGCACGAGCGCGTCGCCGTCTTTCGTCCAGCCGGTTGTTGTAACCTCCACGCGATCGTCCTGCACGTCGCACCCGGCCGTGACGACAAGAACCTCCGGCGGCATAGCGTCGAGCGCGAACGGCTCGGCACGGCTCGCTAACGCGCCATGGTCGATCCCGTCTTCCTCTTCACGCCAGGGCTGGCCCAGGAGTGTGTTGACGAACGTCTTGAGTGTCTGAGGGCTGCGCTTTGCCATCAGAAACTCGGCGGCGAGCTTCCCCCAGGCCGCGTTCGGCAGGAGCGACACGAGCGCGTTGAGGCGGTAGCCGTGATGCCCGACTACCTCCGGCCGCGTCGCGCGCCAGTGGCCAGCCGCGATCATGCTGGGCTTTTCAGTCTCGGGCACGAGAGCGTCGCAATGCGGGCAGCGAAATGCGGCTGTCTGGGGCCGGTCAGCCTCCCATTCGATCATGCTCCAGGTAAGTTCGGTGAACGTGCCGCACGCCGGGCACGGGACCTCGTAGATGCGCTGGTCGCTCGCGGCGTAGGCGCGGCAGATGCGGGACGTGGTTTCGTCCACGGGCGTCGAGCCCATGACGATCTTGCGGTCACCATAGGACAGCGTACGCCGCTCGGCCAGCAGCACCGGGTCGCCCTCGCCCTTCACATCAACTTCAAAGGCGTCCACTTCGTCCAGGAACAGCACGCGGGCCGTCCGGCCGCGAAGATTGCGCGGGGACCGTGCCGTCACGAGCGCAAGCGAGCCGCCGGGGAAGCGGCGCTCCAGCATGATATCGCGGCCCTGGGGGTCTTTGCTGATAACGGTTCGGAGCGCGGGGGACTCCGAAAACACGGGCTCGATGTTGCCCGTCATAAAGGTGCGCGAATCCGCGTCGGCCGGCAGGACGACAAGAATGCTCGCCGGGTCGTTTGCGGCGAAGTGACCGATGGCCGCCGTCAGCAATTGTGAGTAGCCGACGCGGACGGACTTGAGGACCGACACACGCTCCACGGTCGGGTCGCCGATCGAGTCGGCGATGGCGCGCTGGTGCGGCCACAGTCGCATCCGGCCGGGCTGGGCCGACAGGCTGGACGGTAGATGGACGTTCGCCTCGCACCAGTCGGACAGCGCGATCTTCTGGGGTGGCCGGAGAGCGGCGAAGGTCTCTTGGCGGAGGGCTTCAAGCATTGGAAAGCGTCTCCAGGGCAGCACGGATTTCGGCGTCCACCAGCCGGACGGTTGCGACGTCCACACCCTGCCCGGAGAGGCGGCCGGGGATGGCCAGCATTCCCGCCCGGATCGTATGGGCGATATCGGCCCATGCGGCGCGCACGTTCGCGACCTCCAAAAGCTCGCCCCTCAACTTCGCCGTCTGCAACTCGGCTTTGGCAGCGGTGGCGCGGGCGGCCCGTGCGCGGGCTTCGTTCAATTCGTCCGTCTTCCGCAGGGGGGCCTTTTTCGGAGACGACAGCGGCCCGCCGCCCAGCATGGCTTCAATGTCAGGATCGAACGTCGGCATCATCGGCACTTTCGATTCAAAATTTCTGAATGGAGGGAAGCCTTGCGGCTCTGCGCTCCCCCCGGTGGCCGCCCATTGGGGAGGACCCGAAGGCCGGGGAGCAGAGTCAGACAGGGGTAAGCTCGGGAGGGCTGCAACGTTGGACGGGAGCACGTCCATGCAGCAGCCAAGGGCAGGCGTAGCCCCGGCCGCCCCACGGCGGGGGTGCAGCCCTTACTACGTAGTAGTATAGGTCGCCGCGCGCGACGGCAGTGCAGGCGTCGCCGTGTGTCGCCGGGAGTCGCCGCGCTGTCGCCGCTTGGGTCGCCGCTTGGGTCGCCGGGCAGAGGGTCGCCGGGAGTCGCCGCCCTTGTTTTCCAGGCGTCGCCGCTAGTCGCCGGGCGTCGCCAGCCGGTCGCCGTCGTTGTGGGTCGCCGCATGTCGCCGCCGCCCCTCATCACGCCCGCTCGACGTGATAGCGCGTGTGGCCGCCGGACTTATGCTCGCCCGTGCGGATGGTGCCGTTAGCGTAGAGCGTGTCCATCGCCACCTGAAAGTCGCGTTGCTTGAGTCCTTCGCAGTCGCGGCGCTTGGCGAAGATGATTGGGGCGGATGTGCTCGTCCCCGATTTCGGCGTCACATGCCCGCGCCGCTCGCTCGCCATAGCGTCGAGGAGTTTGAGGAACACACGACGCGCCTTCTCCTCGCGTGTCTCGGCCGGCTGATCTTCCGCGAAGACGTCTTGGGCGACGAACTTGCCCTTAACCCACTTAAGCGGCACTTCCCCGCCGGCCTGTGCGTAGTTCGTCTTCATCGTGCGCAACACTCGGGCATCCGCATCGACTTCCACGCCGTCGTCGCCCTTCACCCGCTCCAGGTAGAGGCGCGAGCGCACGGCGTTGTTCCAGGCCCGCGCGCCGGCCTGTCCGCTTCCGTCGCTCATGCCCGATTGCGACGGGTGCGCCAGAAGCAGGATGGTGCAGTCGTGATGGACGGCGAGCCCGCGCAACATGTTGATGAACGCGCGGGCGAGCGCCGGATCGTTCTGGTTGCCGTCGAAGAAGTCATAGAGCGTGTCGAGCACGACGACGGCCGGCCGGTGCTGCACAATGTCGTTCACCAGCGCGTCGAAGCGGACGGTCGGCTTCAACTTGCCGGTCTTGGGGTCGGCGCGCGCGAGCACACAATCCTCGCCCACCACGGAACGCGCCAGGAGGTCGGCGAGTCCGGCCGTCGTTCCCACGATGGAAAGAACGCGACGGTGCAACTCGGCTTGTTCGTCTTCGGCCGACAGGAACAGCACCTTCCCACGCCGGCTGGGCGTGCGGCCGATCCACTGCCCGTCGTCCGCAACCGCGACGGCGAGTTGAAGCGCCAGAAGGCTTTTGCCGGTGCCTCCATCGCCATAGAGCGTCGTCACGTTCCGATGCGGAATCATGTCCGGCACGGCCCACTCGCGCGCGGGCGGCGTCCCCGTCCACGTCGTCACGGGCTCGAATCCGAACGACGCCTTCGGGGTGGCCGGCTTGTTCTCGACCTCCGGCTCTTCCTCGAAGTCGTCGTCCCAATCCCGAACCGGCGGCTTCCAGCCATCTTCACGGGCGAAGCGCAGCACGGTTGCGCCGGTCGAACCGTGCCGGTGGATTGATCCCCAAGCGGCCACGGTCGCATCGGGATCATAGCTCGCGTGCGGCTGCGACCATTCATCGAACAAGGCGAGACCTTCCGCGCTGCCGTCCGTCTCGTGGTGGATCGCAACGGCGAAGCGGAACCAGTCGGCACGATCGGCAAAGCGTTCGTCGTTCTGGACGATACGGACGGCCGCCGCAAAGTCTTCTAGCGACAAGCCGGTTTTCTCGCCGCACGACAGCCTACGATCGCTTTGACGCGCCGCCGGCCAGACCTCCAACAAGTTAGGCAAGCGGTCGATGTACTCACCATCCAGAAGCACGACCTCTGACTTTGCTTTCCCAACGTTGCCGAAAAAGAACGCCTGCGAGAGGTTGAAGCTCGCCCGGTCCAATTCCACGCCCAGGACGCCGTTTAGTTTGGCAACGAGGCTGGCGTGATCGGTCGGGGACAGTTCCCCCGACGTAGGTGCGAACACCCGCCACTTCGGCACAGTTTCGGTGGAGCTAGGCGTCGCGCATAGAAGCGCGCCGAGACCGGCCGCCTGAAGGCGCTGGTATGCTACCGCGATTGTCACCACACCGGCATCATAGTCCGCCGCCACGCCCGTGACGGATCGCATGTTCGCATCAGAACGATTGCCGGAGAACGTCGCGAGTTTCACGAGCGGCAGTTCACTCTTTGAGGGAGCCGTCGTTCGCATCATGAGATCGGCGAGTTCGCGCAGGCTCATGTGGTGGCGCTCGCCACGAAACCCCGTAAGGTCGGGGAAGATCGTCATGGCGATTTGACAATCCAAAAGGGTGTCCCGAGCGGCGCCCAGCAACGCCTCAATATCCGCGTCGAACGCGATTGCAGGATGAACCAGTTTCAGGTTAACTCGTTGTGTCATTGGGTGTGCCGCCCTTGGCTTGATCCTGGAAATTGCGCCGCTCCGATTCGCACTCGGGGCGGCGTTTCGATTCCAAGCCTAGCCTATGGAGGGACCCAAATGTTGCTACACATTTTGCTGCACATTATGCAGCACGAGTTCAGACTAACTGTCTGATATTGCTGGCGTTCTTTAATGTAGTGGCGGACCCTCCCTCCGCCAGTTTAGTCATCTAAGCTATTGCATTTGTTATAGAAAATTGATCGCCCCGTGATCGATCCCCACTTCTTTCCCCACTGCAATCGCTTGCTGTTCGTGCTCGTCCGACAACGTCCTTACACGTTCGCTTCGCGCCGTTATGAACGGAAGAGTTCTTCTCGATAGTCGGTGGGCACGTAGCTGAAGCTAGCCAGATGGAGCTTCGGTAGTTAGATGCTTCGATACATATCCGTATACCGCTCAGGCTCTCGCTACTCAGCGGAAGTCCCTCGCCTTCACCCGGATCTCATCGATATGCTCGTAGGGGTCGGCCATGTCTTTGGCCGGCGGCATGCGAGGAGACGGAACCTGGGCATAGGTGATCGCGGCGATACTCGCGTCGTCGGTTCGGACGTCTACCCCCTTTTCCACCCGTCCGCGTCGCCCAACGCTGGCGAACTCGCCCGACAGGTCGGTGAGCTGGTGCGCGACGAGATGCACGACCTCGCCCTCGCGCTGGATGCGGCCCCGCACGCCCATCATGCCGGCGCCCAGCACCGTGCGCCGGTTCGCCTCGAAGGTCTTCGTCCACACAACGAGGTTCGCCACCCCCGTCTCGTCCTCGATCGTGATGAACATGACGCCCTTGGCCGAACCCGGCCGCTGGCGCACGAGCACGATGCCGCCGACCTCGACCCAGCGCCGGTCGCGCGACGCTTGCGCCTCGGCGCAGGTCACGAAGCCGCGCCGCTTCAGCTCGCCCCGCAGGAAGCTGACCGGATGGGCGCGTAGCGACAGGCCGACATGGCCGTAGTCCTCGACGACCTCGCCCCCTTCCGGCATGGCGCGCAGATGGACCACCGGCTCCTGTGCTTCCGGCACCGTCTGCCCTTCCCGCTCGGCGGCTGCCTGGAACAGCGGCAGCGGCTCGTCGCGCAGTCCCTTGATCGCCCAAAGCGCGTCGCGTCGTGACAGGTCGAGGCCGTCGCGGAAGGCGTCCGCCTCAGCGAGTCGCTCCAGAGAGGCGGTTGGCATGCGCACCCGTTGCCAGAGATCGTCGAGCGAGGCGTATGCGCCGTTGCTGCGCTCGGCGAGCAGGTGGGCGGCGTCCGCATTCGGCAGGCCCTTCACCATGCGCAGGCCGAGGCGCACGGCGAAGCGCCCGTCGTCGTCCGGGTCCAAGCCGTCGCCGTCCACCTGCCCGTTTATCCCGCTCGCCCGCTTCGGCTCCAGCGTGCAGTCCCATCGGCTCGCGTTCACGCAGATCGGCCGCACCTCGATCCCGTGGTCCTGCGCGTCCCGCACGATCTGCGCCGGCGCATAGAAGCCCATCGGCTGCGAGTTCAGGAGCGCCGCGCAGAACACGTCCGGGTGCCAACACTTCAGCCAACTGGAGGCGTAGGCGATCAGCGCGAAGGAGGCGGCGTGGCTTTCCGGGAAGCCGTAGGAGCCAAACCCTTCTAACTGTCGGAACGTCCGCTCGGCGAACTCTTGTTCGTAGCCGTTCGCCACCATCCCCTGCACGAGCTTGTCGCGGAAGTGGCTGACGCCGCCGGTGAACTTGAACGTCGCCATAGCCCGGCGGAGCTGGTCGGCCTCGCCCGGCGTGAAGCCAGCGCAGTCGATCGCAACGCGCATCGCCTGCTCCTGGAACAGCGGCACGCCCAGCGTCTTGCCGAGCACGCGTTCCAGCTCGGGCTTGGGGTACACGACGTCCTCCCGGCCTTCCCGCCTTCGCAGGTAGGGATGCACCATGTCGCCCTGGATCGGTCCAGGACGCACGATCGCGACCTCGATCACAAGATCGTAGAAGGTGCGCGGGCGCATGCGCGGCAGCATGGCCATCTGCGCTCGGCTCTCGATCTGGAACGTGCCGAGCGTGTCGGCCCGTCGGATCATGGCGTAGGTGCGCGGGTCCTCGGCGGGAATGGTCGACAGATCGAGGTCGATGCCCTTGTGGTCGCGCAGGAGGTCCAGGCCCCGGCGCATGGCCGACAGCATGCCCAATGCTAGGACGTCGACCTTCATGAACTTCAGCGCATCGATGTCATCCTTGTCCCATTCGATCACCTGCCGGTTCGCCATAGCCGCCGGTTCGATCGGGACCAGCTCGTCCAAGCGGTCGCGGGTGAGCACGAAGCCGCCAGGGTGCTGCGACAGGTGACGGGGGAAGCCGACGAGCTGCCCGGCCAGCTCCAAGGCCAGCCGAAGTCGCCGGTCGCCGAGGTTCAGGTTGATCGAGGTGGCGTGCGCCTCGCTGATGTCCTCGGACCAGCCCCAGACTTGGGCTGAGAGCGTCTTGGTCAGATCCTCCGGCAGGCCCAGCGCCTTGCCGACGTCGCGCAGGGCGCCTTTGGCCCGGTAGCGGATGACCGTCGAGCACAGCGCGGCCTTGTCCCGCCCATAGGTGTCGTAGACCCACTGGATGACCTCTTCCCGCCGCTCGTGCTCGAAGTCGACGTCGATGTCGGGCGGCTCGCGGCGCTCCTCGGACACGAAGCGCTCGAACAGGAGGTCGTTGCGGTCGGGGTCGATCGAGGTGACGCCCAGCACGAAGCAGACGGCCGAGTTGGCCGCCGACCCTCGACCCTGGCACAGAATGCCCCGGCGCCGCGCCTCGCGCACGATCGCGTTCACGGTCAGGAAGTACGGGGCGTACTCCATGCGCTGGATGAGGGTGAGTTCGTGATGCAGGTTCGCCTGCACCGATGGTGGCAGTCCTTCGGGGTAGCGCTCCGCCGCCCCTTCCCAGGTCAGCTTCTCCAACGCCTCTTGCGGGGTGAGGTCCGGGAACTGGCGCTCTTCCGGATACTGGTAGGCCAGCTCGGCGAGCGAGAAGCGGCAGCGCGCGACGATCTCGCGCGTGCGGGCCAGCGCCTCCGGGTAGCGCCCGAACAGGCGGTGCATCTCTTCCGGCGGCTTCAGGTAGCGGTCGGCGTGGCGTTCGCGGCGGAAGCCCGCCTCGTCGATCGTGACGCCGTGCCGGATGCAGGTGACGACGTCCTGCAAGATGCGCCGGCCCGGCTCGTGGAACAGGACGTCGTTGGTGACGACGGCCCGGACGCCGGAGCGGGTCGCCATGTTGGACAGGTCGTGCAGGCGGAGCTGGTCGTTCGGTCGGCGGCGCAGCGTCAGCGCCATGTAGGATCGGTCGCCAAAGCTTGAGCGCAGGCGACGGAGCTGGCGCCCGAGGTCCTCGTCCGCCTCGTTCGGGACGAGGACGGCGAGCAGCCCCTCCCCGTGCGCGACGAGGTCGTCCCACGACAGCACGCAGCGTGCCTTCCCGCCCCGCGACTTGCCGAGCGTCAGAAGGCGGCACAGGCGCGAGTAGGCTGCCCGGTCGGTCGGGTAGACGAGGACGGGCAGCGCGTCGGTGAGGTCCAGACGGCATCCGACCACCGCCCTGAGGTTCGTGGTCTTGGCCGCCTCGTGCGCCCGGACGATCCCGGCGAGCGAGTTGCGGTCGACGACGGCCAGCGCCTCGATGCCCATGACGCTGGCGGTGGCGAACAGCTCCTCGCAGGACGAGGCTCCGCGCAGGAACGAGAAATGCGAGGTGACCTGAAGTTCGGCGTAGCGCGGCGGAACGGTACTGTCAGGCATGGAGCCGCATCACCTGGAGTGGCTCTCGTTCAACCGAAGTGCCTCTCGTTCATCCGAAGATCCCGTGCAGGAACCAGCGGTGCGAGCCGGTCTCGGCATGCTCGCCGTCGCCCGAGCGGTAGATCCAGTAGCGCTCGCCGCCCTCGTCCTCGACGCGGAAGTAGTCGCGAACCGTCGCCAGCTCCGCCTCACGCTTCCACCATTCCCCGAACACGCGCTCGGGGCCGTCGGCGCGGCGAACCCGTCGGCGCGAGCCGCGCCACGTGAACGAGACCGGCGGGTGGTCTGGCAGAAGCGCCACCGTGTCGATGACCTCGGGACAAGGCAGCAGGCGGGCCGGCCGAGGCCAGTGGTCGTCCCAGGATGCACCGTCATCGAGGCTGAGTGGCTCGACGCGCTTGACCGAGCGCTCTGGAACGTCGCTGGCGACGGGCGCGAAGCGGTAGAGGCGCCGTTCACCGACGCGGTTGGCTAGGACGTCAATCAGATCGGCGATGTCGGCTGCCGCCCCATTCTCCCCCTCGCCGTCGCCCTCGATCAGGCTGGCCGCCATCTGCGTCGCACCCAGCGGATCGATCATGGTGGCGGCGAGCGTCATGACCTCGACGCCGAAGCCGGGATCCACGGACTCGATGCGGTCGCACAGGAGCCGCGTCAGGCGCTTGGCGTCCCGGTCCGGCCGCGACGTGCCGATGCGCACCGCCTCCCAGCGGTTGTCGACCCGTCCGAACAGGAGGTCGAGGCGACGGGCGCCGACATGCCGACGCTCAAGTGCCTCGACCAGGGCGTCGACCAGCTTGCCCGTGTAGCGCCGCAGTGTCTCGGGCGCGCCGATGGGTTCGGCGAACACGCGCCGCACCTCGACGAGGTCGGGCGATCGCACCGGATCGATCGGCTCGGGCAGAACACCGAAGGCCTGATCGAGGCGGCGGGCGAGTTGCGGACCGAAGCGAAGGGTCAGCGGGGCCCGTGGTTGGTCGGCCGCGTCACCCACCGTCGCCATGCCGAGAACGCGCAGATCCATGAGGAGCGCGTCGTCGAGGCGGAGGGCGGCCAGCGGCAGGTGGGCGAGCGCCGGCTCGGCCTCGCCGGGTGCGACGATCGCCATGCTGGCACCGGCGTAGCGTGCCGCGGCATGGGCGGCGCCCCACGTGTCCGCGACCGCAGCCCGTGCTTCCAGCCCGGACGAAGCGAAGCGGTCGACGAGACCGCGCAACAACTCCTCCTCGCCGCCGTGCAGGTGGTCGGTGCCGGTCACCTCGATCACCAGCCCGTCCGGTGGGTCGGCGGCAACCACGGGAGAGAAGCGCAGCGCCCATATGGCGAGACGGTCAAAGGCGTCAGCGTCCCCCACCGGGTCGGCTTCCAGAACGGCGAGCCCTGGCACGAGCGCCTGCGCCTTCGCGGCCGGCATGCCAATGTGCAGCCCTGCCTGCTGCGCCAGCGCATCCAGCGCCACGACCGAGCGCCGGTTGCCCGACCGTCCGACCAGCACCAGCGGCACGTCAGCGGCGGGCGCGCTGCCCGGCGACTTGCGGCGAAGCCGATCGGTTGGCCAACGGGGCAGAAAGAGCGATACGACCCGACCCATCGGTGGCCTCCACTTCGAAGTCAGCACTCTCGCCGGCCCGGCAACGGATGAGTTCCAAAAGCCAGCGCGCACGGCCCAGGCCCGGCGTCGGCAAAGCGCCCGATGACAGGACCGAGACGCGCCAGCGCGTGACGGAAGCCGTCGGCTGCCCGAAGTCGGCAGCCTCCGGCTGACGCCGCCAGCGCCGGACCGCCAAACCCAGCGTCCCCGCCCCTTCTGCGGCGAGCTGGAGGCGACGCGACGCGGTCATCGACAGTTTGGCGACCTCGGCCACCACCGCGCCGATACCGCGGTGCCGCAGCCCTTCCTCGAAGCACGCCAGCAGCGTCGCCTCGTCGGACAGCTCGGCATGGATGACGCGGCCCGGCGGCAGACCGGCCTGCGCGAGCGCGGGAGCAAACAGGTCCTGGCGCGTCACGCACCAGAGCACCTGCCCCTGTGTGCGCGCCGCGATGCCGGCGACGAAGAGCGAGGCCGCTGCTCCGTCCACCGCACCGTAACCACCGCCCGCCACCTCGTGCAGGGCGCCCATCAGCAACCCGCCGCCCGGCAACCGCCGGTCGATCTCCGGCACGCCGAAGGGCAGCGTCAGGCGGTTCAGCGCGGAGCGTCCCTCTAGCGAGCGGACGCGCTCGCGCAAGGCCGCCAGTTGGGGTTGGTCCAGGGGTGACGGCATGGGACGATGCGGGATCGGTCAGATGGTTTGGCGCCGACGGACCCGAATCGGTCAGCCGATCCGTTCACTATCTGTTCTCGAACCCGGACAGGTCAACCTACGCCCGCCCACCTGTGGACGACATGTGGGTAACCGGCCGCACCGCCTTGCCACTATGGTGAGGCACGGCCACCTCTCGTCCTACCCGACCCGGAGACGACGATGCCCGCCAAGACGCTCTTCATCGTGCAACTGTTCGAGCGCAGCGGGAAGCGCCTGATTGGCGGCCGGGCGCTCGACTTCCGCACAGCGGACGAGGCGGTGGCAAGGGCCGAGCGAGCATCGCAAACCGCAGTCGGAGTGGTCGCGATCCAGCATACGGTCGATACCGACACGGGTGAGGTGCTGGAGGAGCCGGTCGTGCTCAGCCGCTTTGGCGAGGTGCCGGCCGAGTTCCGAGAAGAGTGATCGGCGGGACCAAACGTTCGATCGCATTATGAATGGGTTCTGCTTTGCGCCCATCTCAGTCGTTCAAATCAATCTCGTCAGTCCCCGAAAGCTGCCATTTTCGTGCATCGTCACAGCGCTTGCTTTCCTGCAAGCCAATGGCTTTGCCACACTGCGGAATGGATCGGGACCGTCGCGTCGGGACCGTCATGATCTGGCAGCGGCAACCACCGCGTGTTAACCGTTCCCTGAATGTTCCACATGATGTGACGCCGAATCACAACGGTCACCCGCGAACAGCCGGTCCCGGGTGTAGGTTCGACGCTACCGAACACCATCGAAGGGTCGGAATGCCGGATCAGGTCGTCGCAGTTGCAATCCATCATTTGTCTCGAAACGGCAGCGGAGCCTATGAGGTTCGGCCCGGCAACGGGGACCTAGCGATTGGACGGACGGTAACGCGCCTCATCGATGAGCTGCACTCGCTCTACAAGCGGAAAGCTTCGAAGGGGTACGGAAGATTCTCAGACGACGCTGTCAACTTCCCCACTTCCACGAACCTTCGATCCTACGTCGCCAAAGCGTTGTCGTTCGAGGATACGACGATCGCGATGATGGGAACCTTGGCGAAGGAGGCCGGAGCGAGAACCGGCTCCACCGGCGGGCACGTCTTCTTCGCCCACTTCGAACGGGACAACTACCAGTACGTGCTAATCGCGATCGTGACCGATAAGATCAGCGCGGCCCTGACGACTGACGCCGATCTGGAGGAGGTCCGACACCTTGACGTTGAAGGTTTTCGGTTCGCGGGTCGAGTTGACCTTACGACGTGGGCTAGCAGAGAAGGACGATACGTCAGTTTCTTGAAGGGCAAAGGTCAGGTCGCGGAATACTTTCGCGAGTTCCTTGGTTGCGATACCACGATCGAGAGCGTGGTCGAAACGCGCAACCTCGTCGAGGCGCTGAAGGCGTTCACCGAGACCCGCGAGCTCGATCGCGAGGCGAGGCGCGCATTCTTGGATCGCGCACTTGAGATCTGCGATCGAGATGCTCGTGCCAACAAGGCTCTCGACTTCACGACGCTCGCGAACGAGCTGCATCCGGAAGATCCGGTCGCACTTCTCGACATCTTGGCCGATCCTGGGCGTTCGCTGAGCGACGGGTTCGTTGCAGATCGACGATCCTTGAAGGGTCTGGCCAACTTCAAGAAGAAAACCCGGAACTGGTCGGTCGAGTTCGAGCGAAAGGCGCTGCATGAAGGCAAGGTGAGCTTCGACCCCGAGACCAACGCCATTACGCTGTACGAGGTCCCGGACGATCTAAGGAACGCCCTGATCGAGGAAGTCCCAGGTGACTAGCAACGGCCTCGGCTGGAGCGAACTCCTTCATCTCTATCGCAACGCTCGCTGGATTGAGGACGACGATGCGGATGTGACGGTCGTCGATCGGAACCTTCTCGATACGCTTCGCCTCATCGAGACGTCCGACCGGGCGGCTCTAGAGTCAGACATCGTTCCACTAGCTTCCATAGAGACGGTCTCCATCGGAGCGATCGTTCGAATGCGCATCGGTGCGCCTCAATGGCGGCTCGGTACGCTCGCTAGGGACTGGGATGCCCTGTTGCGCTTCCCGCTGTCTCGCGTCAAGGAACGCCCCGAATACTATCTGACGTCCGACGGCACGCACGGGGGAACGACGCCTCCAAGCGAGCCGATGCTGCGTTACCGCGCGATGTTGCGGTTCGTTGAACTGGTGGGCCGAGCGGCCCTCTTCTGCGACTGGCCGAACGCCAGGATCGTCTTCTTCGACAAACATCGTATCGACCTGCCGGTCACGTACGAGTGGAAGGATGTCCTTCGTCTCGACATGAAGGAGCTCGATCTTCTTGAAACGACCTTGGCTGGCGACGTGCATGCCGATCAGAGATTGGCGATCCTAGCCGATGCGGTTACCAGTCTCGTCGACGGTCGTCCGACGAAGGATCGCTTCCGTTATCTCGTCCAGAACGTCGGTGAACTGGCACAAAAGGTCGTCGACGGATATCGGCTCTTCGCGGCCAGTTTCTCCTACTCGAAGATCCGAACGGAGGTCGACAAGGGCGTATCCGAGTACGTCGGTCGAATCCATAAAACCTTCGCCGACATCCAGGGGCAGTTGCTGGGGTTGCCGGTCGCGACTGTGGTCGTCGCGACCCAGCTTAAACCCGTCCGATCCTGCACGCTTGAGGCGTTCTCCAATACGGCGGTTCTTGCGGGCGCGTTGCTGTTCTGCGTGCTGCTGCTGGCGTCCTGCGTGAACCAATGGTTCACGTTGCGATCCATACGGGGCGAGATCGACGAACAGAGGCGTCGCCTCGTGACCGAATTTAGGGAGATCGAAGATCTCTTCGCACCGTCGTTCCAGGCCCTTCGAACGCGGATAGGCTGGCATCGTGCCGCTCTCGTAGCAATCGCCGCGATAACCGTGGTGAGCAGCGGGTTCGCGTACTACGCATTCGCAATCGCTGGTGGCAGCCAAGCTTGGCGATGCATGGGAAGCGGCCTATTCAGCCTATGAATCTGATCGGGATCATATGAAGTCGGCAGTCATCTTATGCCGTGTGACCTAAAGCCATAGCGAAGGTTGTTGCGGAACAGCCGCTTCCAAGCATTTTGGGCAGCCGTTCCATCAACTGGGCCGGGTGGAAACCGGTCGGTCCGCTTCCGGACGAGCGGGGCTAGTATCTGCCTTTCCCGCCGTCCAAATTTCATTCGGCTCGTGTTCAAGAGAACGGCAAGACGACGATCAGCATGCTGTCAGCAGGTGTGCACAGGCGAGTTGTGAACTCGTTCGCGGGGGCCACCCGATAACGGCCTTAGGG